AGATTATGCCGAACCAACTCATCAAAAAAATACCTGCGGCACAAAGCAAGAGACTGAAAAGAAATATACTTGCGGCGATCAAATAGATCACCCAGTTGAAATATGGTCCTAACTCCATGGTCCACCAAATAAGGGAAAAAGTGTTTAGTATAGAACTCACGATAATGATTATGAAAGGCAATGCTATCGCCTCTCATACCAAAATGTGTGTCACCCAATATTGCTATTTTCATATACGATATTTTATACTATTTTTTTAGTTTGGTCAACAACAACTCTTTGAATTAATCTATCATTACTGTAATGATATGTGATGCTTTGTAGATTGCTAATAGAAGACTCTTCATTTGAAACCATTAAGATAAATTCATAAGAAAACTTAGATATATCATTAGAATAGTCCCAGTATCTCACTATTGATCTATTGAGCGCATCGTGTCTTATATCTCCCATCCATCCATTAATTCTCTTTTCTTTGTCGGTAAAAAGAACTTTTTTATATTTTGAGTGCCAATATCCAATAATTTCTACAGATTCACCATTCTCGTATTCTTTGGATTCCCAAAATCTAGAATTACCAAAACCTCGATAGTCTTCTTTATTATCATCATCAAAATACTCATCAAAATTTGAGACTTGAGTTTCAGAAAGAAATGGTAACAAAGGGGCTTTTAATGGTTGCGGATCAAACTTATAAGATGTTTTAATGTATCTAGAGGATTTAACTTCTCCATTTGCATCATATGAGATTTCTTTCCCTTGCCAGTTTCCGCTGAGAAACACAAAAGGATACAATAAATTCTTTATTCTGAGTTCTTCATTGGTTAATGCTTCTACATCTATTGTTTTTAAATCATCACTCATTTTTTTCTTCCATAAAATTTTCTAAAGAAGTTCTTTTTATTTTTTTCTGCTTTTTAGCATTTTCGAAGTTCTCAATAAACTCAGAGATATTCTCATACAATTCGAACTGACGAAAAGTTCCATCTTCGTTTTCATTCAATTCAAACTCATCTAATATACCAGCAGTCTCTGTTGCCTTATATTTAACATACAATTGCTTTTTTTCTTTTTGAATTCTTCTCAAAAACGCATAGTATGTTATTTGAGTGAAGTATGCAAACGGATTACTTGATTTGCTTGGATCAAAATTATCAACATACATAACGCAGTTTTCAATTGCATCAGCAACCATTTCGTCTCTAAAAGTATAAGACAAAAAGTTTGGTTTGTGCGAAAGATTCTCAGCGATCTTCATAAAGCATTCGCCGACATATCTAGGAATTTGCGGTTTTGGTTGTCCTAGTCGTTTTGCTTTTCGTATAGAAGTTCTATACTTAATCATTTCTTTTAGAAATTCTTTGTTATTGATATAGTGATTTTTTGCCATGATTATTTAACCGTTATCGACGAATTTGTTAGACATTAGCATAGAAATACTAAATCGCCCTTCTTCTGGATTGTTAGATTCCATCTTCACTTCTTTAACTTCGTGCATTATAATTGATGGAAATATGACTAATTGATTGTTCTCAAGATCGATTGAATGATTGTATTCTGGAAAATATAATTCTCCGCCACTATATTTTTTTTCTTGAGAATTTAAGACAACCACACTGGTGAATATGCTAGTGTCTAGATGTGGATGATAATAATCTCCATTTGTGTACAATTGCAATAATATCCCAATTTTAGAACTAGGATCTATTAATTTATATAATTTAAAATAAAATGCTTCTGGTATTTCTGAAAATTCATCAATTTTATTTTTAAACTCGTTTGAAAATATTGATAAATTTGCCCTTGCAATATCTGAATATGATCTATCAACATAAACTGAATCTATAAAAATGCCAATACCTTTCTTTCTAGGAACTCCTCTCTCATTTACTGCTGCTCCTGTTAAATTTGGAGGAAGCATTTTAGGATATAAATGCATTAGTTCTTTCCAAACCAAATTATAACTTTGATCATTATAAAAATGATCAATAAAAACATGTGGAAATGGGTTTAACCTAAGATCAACGTTCATATAATTCTCAATGTATTGGTTTGTCTTTTTTACTTGCCATGGCTTCAAGTATAGAAACAACTTTTTGTGTTTTATCTACAATATCTTTTTCAATTTTAGATTCAGTAGATTTGTTTGCAGGTGTTTTAATTTTTGAAACATTATTGTAGAAGAAATCTGCAACGTATTCATATTGCTCAACAAACTCAGCACGAACTGGTGCTGCAAACAACACTTCACTGTTTTCAAAATCTACTTCTTTAATTTCGATCACAGATTGAGGTAGGTATTCTTGCATTGCTAGGATTTGACGACCTTCATCAAATAAAGTTTCGATTTCAATGCGCAGGGGTAATTCTACTGTGATGTAATCTTGTTTGTATGTAACATATCCAATCACATCATCAGGAATTGTACGAAGGCGAACAAATCGCAGTTCACCCTTTGGTTTATATTCTGGTTTATTATATTCTGGTGTGTCTTCAGACATTAGTTTATCCTTACGTTATTAGATGTGAAAGGAAATTTTTCTTCGCTATAGATCTTCACTCGTTCCTCATAATGCTTCAATGTGAAGTTTGTATAAGGACCATAACGCAGATCATCAGCGATATCGTACAATGTTGCTGCGTCTTTGTTTTCACCTAGACGCAGCACACGACCGATAGATTGCAATGCTCGAATCTTACTCTTTGTTGGAGAGGAGAAGATAATATTATGTAGGTTACGGATATTCACACCAGTCGAGAATGTTCCGTAACTTGCCACAATGATCGCGTCGTTTTCTTGTTCAGTGATATGTCTCACTGCTTCGCGATCTTCTGCTTCAACTCCACCATGAATAAAGAACACTTTTCGCCCATTTGCTTTTTCAGTTATCCATTCATATAATAGTTTACCGTGTTTTTCGACATAAGTAAACAATACAAGACTATTGCCTTTGAGATTCAATGCAAGTTCAGTGATGAATCTGTTTCGACCTTCATGTTGAACAAGGAAAGCCATCTCGTCTTGATATGTGAATCCTTTGACTGCTTTACAGGTTGCTTCAGGATATTTGAGAACAATACATTTGATACTAAAATTTGCCAATTGCTTGCGTTCGATGAGTTCTCTTGTAGAAATAACTTTGAACGTTGGTCCAAACAATCCCTCAAGAACGAGTTTGTTTACCTTGCTGTCATCAAGTGTGCCTGTCGTACCAATACGCACATCGCAGTTGATGAGTTTAGTCATGATGCTTGTCAATGACTTGGCTTTGAATGTATGCGCTTCGTCGCCGATAATAAAATCAAACTGAGCAAAGTATTTTTTTGGCATGTCATAGATTGATTGCCATGTAGAGATAATCAAATCGCTATCAGGGATCTTACTCTCGCCGCCATAAATCTTCTGGCAGTATTTCTCTACATCCCATCCATTGACAGATGAGTAGTTCTTGAAGTCACTGTGCATCTGAGTGACAAGATTAATCGTAGGAACAATCAACAATCCGCGCTTCTTACCTGTATTCAACAGGTGGCGAATCATCATATAAATGATTAGTGATTTTCCCGATGCGGTTGGTGAAACGAGTACAGTTCTCTTTTTTGTAAGTCCGACGCTAGACGCAAGTAACTGATAATCTCTGGGCTCAATCGGCAAAGAAAGAGCCGAAGCCAGATTTTTGGTGTCAACAGGATAGATTTCTTTTTCTTCATCGATGTACTCGCAGGTGTAATTGCTGTCCTTGCAAAACTTCTTGATATATGGAACTAAACCAAGATAAATTTGTCTTGTGTTTAGATTCAAGAGTCGTATTTTTCCGTCCCAGTATTTATTGCGAAAGGCTGGTGAAAATTGGTAGCCTGGAGTTGAAAATGTAAAAAACTCTGACATCTCTTGCAAGATGGCAGGTTCAGCAGTCACTTGGACATAGATATTATTTACTTTTTCAATTACAACGTGTTCAATCATTGGTAGAAATCTTTCTCCAACTGGAATTGCCTGATGTTGGGTAACCGATATACTTCTCACCAGTTTCTAAATCAATCAGCATATATTTTTCAGGACATTTAGTTTTAATTTTAAGCACAATTGGTTCTTCTAATTCTTGTGCGAGAGACCCGTCTTTTAGTTTTCTCATCGAGCACCTTGAATGAACTTCTCCCAGCCCATGTACTCCTTCAACTGCCATGTGCGATTGTTGAGTTCCTTCATGACGTTGGTGCAGAAACTTGCTGCTTCCTCGTGATAGGCTTTCTTGCGTTTGAGTTTGTTTAGATCATCATCGCCATCAAGATATACAGCAATGTCAGACTTCAGCGTAAAGCGGAATGGTTCCCAGCCAAGTTTATCCAATTCATCTTGGTCTAACTTGCCGTTGTAGTACATCCATTTGAGTTTCTTGAGTTTGTCAAACTCTAATGCTGCACGACGCGCTGCAAGATTATGCAATGACAAATACTTGTTGTACTTGTTATGCAACAATGGAATGCGCAAAATCTCTTTGCCAGGTTCCGTAGTATCAACTTCGGAATCCTTTTCCCATTGCTGCATTAGTTCTTCAAGAGGAGGAGTTTCTATTTTCATCACAGAATTATACAACTTTTAAATGCAAAAGTAAACTACTTTCTCCAGAACTCCATATTTTTAAATTTGTCAAAAATTTCAGGAGGTAGTATCGTTTCTCTTTCTTTGTATTCAACTTTACTTCTAATTTTGTGTAATCCTGGGAAATTTAATTTATCATCAAAATCTTCAAAATTAGATTTTACATTATCAAAGTCATGAACAAACTCTTCCTCGCCAATAAATTGATAAATCTTATTGATCATTTCTTTTGGAGTTTTTACCAAATCATCATATTCAACAATTAAAAGTTTATCTTTAAATGGACCGTAATATGCTTGCATTAAATCATAATAGTTTTTATACAATGGTCCTTCTGGGAAAATGTTTCTTATTCTTGATTGAAAATTATCATGATTTAGTTGATGCATTTTCGGTATTGTTAATCCGCGCTTATTATACGCAAGTTCAAAAGAATCAATAATCCAGTTTATACTCCTAACGCAACATATAATTTTTGACTCTTTATGTGTAACATTTAGTTGGTCTATAATACTGGTCCAACCTCTGTCAACATTAAATATTACTTCTTTATCGTTATCATAATGATATGCATCAACGATTGAGCGTAAAATATTTTTTATTCTATTTTCATTTAATGAGATTGACTTTTCAGGATAATTGTAGATTGTTGGAAGAATGGCATGATAACAATCCTTCAACGGACTCGAAACATCAGCATAAAATCTTGGGTTTTGATTTAATAATGCTACAAGAAGTGTAGAACCAGATCTTGGTAATCCAGATATGAAATGGTATTTTTTGTCCATAATACACCAATAGTTTATTTTTGTTCAATCAACCAGTATAATAACTATGTTCCGTTTTAACGGAACTCTCAAGAATATATCTATTATATACTATATTCTTTCGTATTCATAGTAAGAGAAGCGGAACGTTGCATCCGCAAGAACAATATTCTCAGCAGAGTCTTGCGCATTAAACAAAAGAGTTCCAACTGATGTTGGAAACAGATCAACAAACTTAATTCTAAAGTTTGGATTATTTTTGTTTGTATAAAGAGTCATCACAGCACTGCTATACTGAGGCGACATTTTGTCTTGTGAGCGAATGTAAGGCGACTTCGCTTGTCTTTGCAAATCAATATATTCTTTAAAATTGGTTGGGAATGTCATGCCACGAATCCAATCGTGAATCTCTGTCCAGTTGCGCATATCTTCATCAACTAGGAAAGTGATATTGAAAGTATCATAGATCATCTTTTCGCCAGGAACATACAAATCAATAAATGGCGTGAATCTTGGAATTTCAGTCAGTGAAACTCCAGGCACATTTGCTGCTTGACAATAGTATGTTGCTCCAGGTAAACGATCAAACGTTACTCGAAATTTGGTACTTTGGAGTAAGTCTGTATTAGTTGGTGTGCGTGTTAATGCTGTCATTGCATATCCCTTCAAAGATCTAATTTATTTAGGGAAATAAAAAAGGGGGAGCATTTCTGCTCCCCCCGAGTCACATTACCTTATTATTTTTATTAAGTTCGGCAATAACTATTACTGATTGATGTTCAACACTTCGAACTTGCGATAGTACACGTTTGTGCCGAATGATAGAGCACCAGTGCCTGCGCCAGTTGCGAATGGGTTTGCAACGAGACCGTAACGAGTCTTGAAGCCAACTTTTGGTTGGTAAGTCGTTGGGTCGATTGCACGTACCATTTGTAGAGGAACGTATGGGCAGTAGAACAAGCCAGCGTCATAAGCGTTTGTACCCTTATAACCGACAACAACATAGTCTGCACCAGCAACAGAATATGGATCAACATAGACCTTGATACGACCGAATAGTGTACCAGCGAATGTGTTGCCTGTATCGTCAACTGTTAGGTTGGTGTTGTTTGACAATGCTGAGTTGTAGTCTAGGAGACCTGTCATTGCTAGGGCTGATGCAACATCGGTTGAAACGATGAGCAAGTTACCCTTACCACGACGGGTGTCTTTAGCGATCTTATTAGCTGCTCTTTCGATTGCGAACAAGAGTGACTTATACTTTTCTACCTGCCAGCGACCTGATGTATCAGTGTTGCTTGAGAGGTTGAATGTATTTGAAGATACACCGACGATGCCGACGTTAGCAGTTGCATAGATCGTACGAACAACTTCGCGGTTGATTTCAGCAAGAATTTCTGTTGACAAGATGTTTGTCAATTCTGTTTCTGCGTCGAGACCGTGGATTGCCTTGAGATCTTGTGCAAGTTCTAGCGTGTAGGCTGCTTGTAGACCGCGTGTATTTGCTGTTACAGCAACGCGATCGATTTGGAAGCCCATGTACTTCATTGTTAGGTCTTCACCAGATGCGGTGTCGAGACCGAAGCCAGTGTTTGCTAGGCTGTAGATTGAGCTGTTAGCATTACCAGGATTGACTGATGTGCTAAATGCGGTCATTGTGCCGTTACCAGAGTGGGCGTTATTGGCTTCGTTGAAGAGAGCCTCACCGCCACGTGCTGATGAAGATGCATAGACTGAACGCATTGCGAAGATCAAACCTGTTGGACCAGTCATTGGCTGAACGCCGCAGATGTCATAAGCCATTAGGTTTGGAAGAGCACGACGAACCAAACCGATTAGGATTGGATCGAAGCCTTTGATGCCGCCTTCTGAACCATTAACTGGTGACATACCGCCGCCAACTGCGTTGGCTGGAGCTGTTTCCCAAAGGTTTTGCATTGAACGTGATTCTTCAACAAGAGCGCGTTCTTGGTTTTCTAGGACGAGTGCAGTAACTGCACGCTTGTATGGGTCAGTGATAGATGGTAGATCACCATGATCTAGGACTGGAGCCCACTTTTTGACGTAAGTTTCATTTAGATACATTTTTTATAATCTCCGTTAAAAGATGAGTTAATTAGGCTTTTGGAGCCGTTTTTGCGATTGCGTTTACATAATGTTTCATTAGACCGTGTACTTCTGCTACTTCTTGCTCCTCAGAAACCGTCGTTTCTTGGAGTGTCTTAACTTCACTCTTCACTTTTCCGACTGGGAAGTAGTTCTCGCGAATTACTGCGAGCTTATCATTAAACTCACCTTCTGTGGTGAACTCCACGCCCTCTGCGAGCGATTTCATTTTCGCGATTTGCGTCTCGGTCAAACCTTCGCAAATCTTACGAATTGATTCATTTTTCTTTGCTTCGTTGAGTTCTTCTGTAAGAGCAGTAATCTTAGCATCAGCATCTGATGCGAGAGTTGTAACTGACTCTTCGAGTTCTGCAACGCGAGCTGCTAGTGTTTCAGCAACTTCAACTTTCTCTTCTGGGATATCGATGTAGTGTTCTGCAAAGAGATTTTTCAAGCCAGAGATAAAGTCATCAACGAGTTCTGCGCGGAGACCAGTTTCGATGGCGACTTTATTGTCTTCCATCCACTGCTCAACGACATAGTTTAGATACTCGTCAACTTGCTTTGACATTTCTTCTTGAATTGCTTCAACTGCTTCAGAAAGGATGGCATCATTTTCTGTCATCATTTCTTCAACGATTGTATCAATGCGAGCATTTACTGCTGCTTCGAAGATTGTTGTTGCTTTTGTCTTGAATTCTTCTGAGAGTGATTCGCCGTTGAAAAGAGCGTCGACGTCTTCAGCCATAGACTTATGAGCCTTCTTCTTCCAGGCTTCTTTCATTTCTTTCTTGGCTTTCTTCTCTTCTTCTTCGTCGTCTTCTTCGTCTTCGTCATCCATCTCTTCGTGTTCTGCTTCGCCGAGTTTCTTAACTGGCATTGGCATTGGAAGAGAGGTCTTTTCGGCTACAACTTCTTCAGAAGTTTCTGATTCTTCTTTTGTTAATTTCTTCATTGCATCGATTCCATCTTGTGAATCAGCAACGACTTCTGCACCAGCACCACCAGCGAGCTTCTTCATTGGCTCTGCTGGAACACCTTCATGACCTGGCTTTGCTGCTGGTTTCATTTCAGCAGATGCCTTATGACCATAGTCATCTGGTAGTTTTTCTGGTGTTTGACCGCCGAGATCATCCATCTCGCCTGGTAATTTTGCGGCTGCGTCTTTATGTGCATTCATAGATGCCTTCAAAATTTCTGCAGCGGATTCTGATAATGTCTTAGCCATTTGTGTTAACTCCTGAAGAGATAAAATTATTTATAAAATTTAAAGTTTTGACAAGAAGTTCTCAAAGATTTTCAAGGAGATCTCGTCTATTTGCTTCTGCTTTGCGTTCTTGATTTGATTATAATAAGCATTGACATCCATTTCTTTTACAACGCCATTATCCCAAACCCACTCTTTACCTTCCATAATACCTTGAACGAAAGCACCTGGTGCGGATGGATCCGCTACAATATCAGCCGCTGTGGCTAGATAATAGTCATCTTGCACGACGTTGACACCACCCTCGTTCTTGAGAGAGCCCATGCCACGACATGATACACCAAGAATTGAACCGCCTTCCATAAGTGCTTTGGCGATTTTACCCATTGGTGTTTCAAGAATTTTTGCTTTACCAACCCAAACGTTACCTTCTTGTTTGAGATTGGTAATAAGATGTGATACGCGATCTAGATTGATCGATGGTGAGTCTGGATGACCCAACTCACCGAATGCGCGATTCTTCTGAACATATTCTTCGTTGTAACGATTAACTTCTTTCGCAAGCGTTTGTACTGGATACACACGACCGTTGCGATTCTTTGTTTCAGCAACTAAGAATGGACCTTGAATGTAAAGAGTTTTAACGCCGTTTTGTTCCTCGGTGATCATCTTTACTGCTTCAACTGTTTCTGTAATTAGTTTCATTTTAGAGTCCTAATGATTTTCTTCTTCTTAATGAACGCTTGCGCTTAATTAAAGCACGTGCTAATTTTGCTCTGCGCTTTACTTTACCTTTACGTTGAGCAATACGGCGACGTAAACGTTCAGCAGCAGACATGCGTGTTAATTTACCACCACGAATTGTATATCCCTTAACGCCTGAAACAACTTTACGACGTTGAACTTTACCACCACGAACTCGCGCTTTAACGAGTTTTTTACGACCCATGCGTACAACGTTTGCTTCAGCAATAATTTGACGTACAGTTTCAGAAACTAAACTCATTATTCGTCACCAATTGTAAATTTGACGCGACTTAATGCAAAGTGTGCTGCCTTTTCAAACCCTTTTGGAGTTGTAAGCATATCAGCAAACTTCTTTTTATTTTCGTCATTTAGTGCACCGTGAACC